CGCACACCCCCTATGCGGAAATCCGCACACCCCCTATGCGGAAATCCGCATACCCCCTATGCGGAAATCCGCACACTAACCATAGAAGAGAACCATAGAAGAGAACCAAGGGAAGAGAACACTCATGGTCAGCTCTTCGAGCTGACCGAGACAGAGCCCACCCCCAAGGCCGCAAAACCCAAAAAGCGGGCGCTCGGCGAATACCCCCCAGCCTTCGAAGACTTCTGGACAATCTACCCCTCCAACCGCGGAAAAGCCGCAGCGTTCAAAGCCTGGGAAAAAGCGAAAAAGCGAGGCGCAACGGAAGAGCAACTCAACACCGCCGCCAACGCCTACCGCCAATACGTCACCAACCTCGGCCGCGCAGAAGAACACATCAAACACGCATCCTCCTGGCTCAATCAAGACGAATGGCTCGACGAACCCGACTCCTACCGGATCAAACCCGCCGCCGGCAGCTTCGCCCGCCGCGCCGCAGGCACCGTCAACGCCCTCAACCCACACACCCCACCACCTAACCAACTACCACCCACCAACTACTACGCCCTCACCTAGGAGCACCCCATGACACTCGAAGAATTCCGCCAATTCTGGCTACTACTCATCGCCACAGACACCCGCATCGAGTCCCTCGACCCCATGCAGGAAGCCGCCGCCGGCATCTTCGTCGGAGAAATCCCCGCAGACCGCAGCACCGACCTCATCAAAGAGCTCTACGCCGTCACCCTCTACGGGTCACCCCAAATCCCCGACATCGCCAAAGCCTGGGAACGCCTCAAAGAAAAAGACGCCGCGCTCGCCCACAAGAAGCGCACCCTAAACCGCCTCATGGCACTCATCAACGAAGAAAAGGAGGACGTCTACAGCGAGACTGACTGGGTCAACATCACCGCCCTCATCAACCGCTACAACCGAATCCTAGGAACCCTCGACCCACAACACCGAGGAAACGCCCAACCCCTACCCCCATACCCCCGCCCGCAGCTGAAGGCACTCACCAACGCCAACGCCGCGCGCAACGTACAAGCAATCGCAAACACCATCGGAAAGGACCTCACCCATGTCTAACGAGTTGACCATCGTCGGCAACGTCGGCGAAACCATCGAACTGCACAACCTGCCCGGCGGCGGCACCGTCTGCAACTTCTCCGTCGCAGACAACCGCGTCCGCAAAGAACAAGACGGCACCTACACGACCCTCAGCACCACCTGGCGCCGAGTGGCCGCCTACAAGAACGCCGAAGCCGTCGCCGAAAACCTCACCAAGGGAGCACGAGTCATCATCCGAGGAACCGAAGAAATGCGAACCTACACCCGAGCAGACGGCACCCCCGGCCACCAGCTCAGCTTTATCGCCTCCATCGTCGGCATCATCCCCACCACCCCCAAGCCCATCGGATCCACCAACGCCCGCCCCGCCCCGCGCCCCGCAGTACCCATCCAGTATCCGCCCCACGGATACCAGGCACAGCCCACCAACGGATACCAGCAGCACCCCGCACCGCAGGCACAGACTGCACAGCCGGCGGCACCGCGCTCGCCGCAGGGATACCAGCAGGCACCGGCATACCCCACCCCGTACACCACCGACCAGCCCCCGTTCTAAACACCCACCATTAGGAGTCACCATGACCAGCGGATTCCACCTCGCAGCCACACAAATCTGCAACGCCCTGCGCATATCCCACATCAATTTCGAGAACCTCACCCAGCCAACGGAGATGTTTTGCGAAGACTGCCAGAAAAACTACATGCGCATCACCAGCGGAACCACTCCAGGAGATGTCCGCGTTGCCACGCTCGAACACTACCAGCAGGAGCACACCACAATGTGGCGAACCCTCGTAGATGCAGGCGATGCATGCCTCGAAGCCGCAACCGCCGCATGGAACGCCGGCGAGGACTTCCTCAGCGCTGAAGCGCTCATCGACATCGCAACCGACCAATACAGCCGTGAGCTCATCATCGTCTGCCCCGTCGATGGGTGCGGTACAAGTTTCAGCCACAAAATCCCAGCCCACGCACAGCTCGGCACCGCCCCATTCAACATCAGCCACGAACTGCAGCACTACTTCATTAGCATGCTCGCCAAACACTACATGGCAACCCACAGCCGCCGCGACCTGCCCATCCCCACCACCCACTAAGGAGCACCCATGACCACCACCCCCAACCCCATCAGCTACAACGACATCAAGCGCCTCGCAGGAGACGTCACCCCCGAGCCAACCCCCAAACCCAAAAATACCCCCACCCTCAACCAGCGGCTCACCACCCTCGAAGCCGCCTACGACACCTCAACCGCAGCGGCCGCCAACCGCCTCAAAGAACACACCGAAACTCTCAAGGAAGCCAACCGCCGCGCCAACTGGCAAGACCAACGCATCGCCGAACTCAGCGACAAACTCCGCACCACCCAGATCTGCCTCACCCTCGCCTTCGCCGGCATCGTCCTCATCGCCACCGTCATCAGCAGCTTCTACCACTAAGGACACACCAATGACCGAAGAACCAGAGCCGCTCATCTTCTTCATCGCAGGAACCCCAATCCCCCAAGGCTCCAAAACAGCAATCAGACACGGCCGCCGCGCCAGACTCATCGAAGCCAACAAACGGCTCAAGCCCTGGCGCAACACCCTACAAACCGCGCTCGCCGCCCGCGCCGAAGGCCGCCGCGTCCCCGGCCCCTTCACCATCTACCTCGACTTCAGATTCGACCCACCCCAACGCCCCCGATACCGAGACACCAACGGCGCAGGTATCCACGCCGTCAAACCCGACGTCGACAAACTCACACGAGCCGTACTCGACTCCCTCACCGCCGCCGACATCATCGACGACGACGCACGATGCGTCACCCTCACCGCCACCAAGAACTACACCAACAAGCTCCACCCCACCCCCGGCGTGTGCATCATCATCGAGCCCAACACCCACTAAGGAGAAACACCATGAACACCAACACCTACCTCCCCGGCACTACCACCCACAACGGCTACACCATCCGCTTCGCCGTCCAGCACGACGCACTCCACAACCCCACCCGCGTCTGGTGGTGCATCCTCGACATCGCCCGCGCCGCCGGCTACCGAGGCAACTCACTGCAGTCCCAAATCCCCGATAACAACCGAATCGAATATGCAGCCGACGGCAAAAGCAAACTCCTCTACGCGCCCGCCAACGCACTAACCCGACGGATCAAGTACGCACGCCTCAAGCACAACAAAACCGAACGCCTCGCCACCGCCGCCTGGATCAAGCACCACGAACGCGAACTCCTCGCCGGCCCCGTCCCCACCACCTACAAGCCCCGCCCCGCAGGCACAGCCGCCGCCGCCGCGCTCGCCGCAAACACCGTCCCCGGCCTCGACGACCTCCTCACCCCCCCCCACCTCCACAACAGCCCCACCCGAAAGGACATCAACACCAACCTCGCCGACCAAGCACGCTACGTCACCTCACACGTACACACCCTCTGCGAAGGCATCATTGCAAACCCCGCAGCCGACGAAAACACCGTCAAGCACGCACTCGACCTCGAACGCCTCGCACGATACCTCGAATGGAAAACCGAAACCCTCACCAAGGAAGGAACCAACCAATGCTAGAACGCATCGCCATCTACCGCACCGACGCCACCACCCACCCCATCATGTGCGCCACCATCAACTACGACCCCAAAACCCCAGGAGACCGCCGCCACGAAATCGAACGCCTACTCCACGCACTCCTCCCCACCAGCTGGGAACACTACACCCTCCACTACAAGTCCAGTGAACTAACCACCACTCACCCCGACCTCCCCAACTACACCTACAAACCCATCAAAAACTAACACCCCACACACCACGGCGCGGCGGCCACCCCAGCCGCCGCGCCACCCAACAAACGCACAGGAGCACCCCATGCACCCCACCCCAACACTCGAAAGCATGATCACCGCCCTCTGCGACGGCACCCCCCGCATCCGCAAACTCGACGACGGCACCCCCACCGTCATCCAAGAAATGCCACTCCTCGACCAACTCCGCATCGCCATCACCGACAGAAACGGAACAGGCCGCAGCGGCAAAAACAAAAACACCGGCGCAATCTGCAACCTCGACGCAATCGAACTCGAACACGACATCCGCAACCGCACCACCCCACACACCACCACCCCCAACCCCACCCTCAAACAAGCCGTCCGAGAATGGGCAACCAACGAAAACCGAACCGTCGCAACCATCTACGCCGCAGACTGGACACGACGCATCCGAACCCTCAACCACACCACCGTCCACCTCCACAACACCCCCTGCCCCCGATGCAAGAAAGCAACCCACACCCGCCAACTCACCGACGGCACCACCAAAGTCGACGACGCGCTCGCTATCGTCGTACGCCCCGAGGAACATCCCTCAACCCGAGTCATGACGTGCTGCGGAGCCTGCGGCTGGACTGAGACAGGGTACGAAGCAATCAAGCGCCTCGCCCACTTGCAAGCTGGAGAATCTTTAGTAAAATAAAAGCTATCGGGCACCGCTGTGCCCAAAGCCCCCGGTATCCGTCAGGTGCCGGGGGCTTTGCTGTCCCTGGCATCACCCCACTCGCACAGGAGATGACGCATGGCTACGAACCTACGCAGTGGCAGAGACTACTGGCGACTCCGCCAGCGATTCTTTGAGCAGTGCGCCGCCGCCGGCACGCCGTGCTGGCTCTGTGGCCAGAGCATCGACTACTCACTGCCGTGGCGAGATGATGACGGAACAGTCAACGACGAAGCTTTCGAGCTCGACCATCTATACCCCGTATCTACCCACCCCGAGCTCGTCAAAGACCCCGCAAATTTCAGAGCCTCCCACAGAGAGTGCAACCGAAACAGGGGTAACAAGAAAGCAATCAACAATATTGGTGTTCCGTCCCGCCGCTGGCACGTCTAGCCGTACAGGGGTAGGGGCGGTCAGAAAATAAACCTCCCCTGCTGCGGAACATTCCTGGGGGCTCTCTTCCTCTCCCCCCGCCAAAATAACCGGGGGACGCGCGCGCGATTATAGCCCGTGTAAAAAGAAATGCGTTTATGTGTAAAGAAATGCGAGAAATTACATGCTCGATTTGGACGATGTAACCTCCCGCGTCTACCTTGCGCCGCTTGTCAAAGAAGCTATCGAAGAAGCAGAAGCTGCAGGCGTCATCAAGGACATGGACGTAGCCGCCAGCGCCCTCGCAATCGAATACGCTCGGACGCTCGATGAGACCTGGGATGACTGCATCGAAAACGGAACCTGGGATGTCTGGCTCAAGTGCCTCAACATCGCCGGCCCCAACCTCAATCGCACCCTCACCGCGCTAGGCCTAACCCCCGTCTCCCGCGGTGAAATGGCAACCAAGGACGAAAAGGTGGATGTCGTCGATGCAATCCTCAGCAAGAGAAAGCGCCCCGCTTAAAGGTTCCACCGTCCCCCGTCTCTGGACTCGCCCTTTGCGCAAGCTTACCCCCGAGACCAGTCTCGGTTTCGAAGCTATCGAATTTGCCGAGCGCGCGCTAGGACGCACCCTCCACCCGTGGCAGAAGTGGTTCCTCGTTCATTCGATGGAGCTTGCGCCCGGTAGCTTCGTCTCAGATGACATTCCGCAGTTCCGATTTGAGACCGTGCTCCTGCTCGTCGCCCGACAGAACGGCAAGAGCTACATCATGAGCACCCGTCTCCTCTGGCGGATGGTCGCCTGGGACGGCCCAGAAGAAGGACCGACTCTGGTTCTCGGCACAGCCCACAAGCTATCTCTGGCAGAAGAGATCCTTGACCTCTCGCACACCGCGCTGAAGAACTCGCCGATTAGCTCTCGCCTCGCGCAGAAGAGCAACACGAATGGCAATAAGTTCATCAAGCTCACTAATGGCGCGCGGTACAAATGCGAGGCCGCCAGCGATGACGGCGGCCGCGGCCTTTCCGTCACCGACCTCGCCTTCGACGAGCTTCGTCAGCAACGCGAATGGTCAGCATGGTCAGCAATGACCAACACGACCAACGCAATTACCTCCGCGCAGACAATCGCCGTATCCAATGCTGGCGAAGCGAAGTCCGAGGTGCTGCGGAGCCTTCGTGCGAAGGGCATCGAAGAAATCCAAGCATGGGAGGCCGCGCAAGCGAAGGGCACCGACTATAGCCCTGCTGACCCGAGCCTGGCGCTGTTCGAATACAGCGCTCCAGACGACTGTGACATCTTCGACCGAGAAGCCTGGGCAATGGCGAACCCCTCGCTCGGCTACCCTCATGGCCCCAGCGAAGAAACCCTTGCGGCCCGCGCGGCCCTTGTCGGCAAGCCCGGCGAAGGCATGCCCGAGCACAAGTTCCGCACTGAGAACCTGTGCCAATGGGTCAACGTTGCAGAAGACTCACTGTTCAAGGAAGAAGATCTCATCGAGTGTCTTGATCCTGACAGTGAACCGGCACAGGATTCACCTATCTATATTTCTGTCGATGTGGCAGAAGGCCGTAGGATGTCCACCGTCTCTCTCGCCTCTTGGCGTGATGACGGGCTCCCTCATGTCGAGGTGATGGCTCAGCGTCCCAACACTGAGTGGGTTTCTGGGTTCCTTGCGGAGAAGCTCCTGTTCGAGCCTGCAGCAGTCATCGTTCAGGGGCGGGGCGCTCCTGCGTCGTCGCTGATTGACTATATCGAGGCCGCAGGCACCCCCGTACTTAAATGTGAGGGAACCGCTCTCACTAATGCCTACGCGCAGTTCTATGACAGGGTGATTAACCATTCGGTTCGGTGGCGAGACCAGCCAGCGCTCACTCTCGCTCTGGCTGAAATCCAGGTCAAGAGCATGGGTGACACATTCGTGTTCAATCGTGTGAAATCCCCTGTGGATATCGCCCCGGCATGTGCCGCAGCTTTCGCGCTCTGGGGGCTGACATCTCAGAAAGCAACCGAAAAGAAGACCAGCGCATACGCCGGCGACTACGAAGACTGGTACACAGCAGATCAAATTGAGGACGGAGGTAAATGGTGGTAGCACAGAGTATCGGCCAGATTATCACTGAGGCCATCATCAACCGCCTCCCCAGGACTGCAGGCACGTTCCAAGGCCGCCACGTAGACATCTTCGTCAACAATGCTGAAGGGACCGACGGGTCAAACCCCGCCAACGCAACGCTGGCAGCTCTCTACCGCTACCAGCCCTACGTGAGGGCCGCGGTCGATTGGTACGCCCGCCACGTCGCCCAAATGGCTATCCACACCTTCGTTCGCGATGGGGAGCATCGAGAGAGGAACACCGACAACCTCGCCCATGAGCTCCTGTCCGGACAGCCTAACCCGTGGATGACCGGGTTCGAGCTCATCTACGACCTCGTGGCGAATCTGACTCTGTACAACCGTGCTCACTGGTTCTTCCTGCCCGGCAGTGACGGAACCCCAGAGATTCATCCCTTCCCCACTGCATGGGTAACCCCTGTATGGGACACCTGGGAGTCCATCTCTCACTACAAGGTTCAGCCGCCGGGCAAGAGCTCAGCAGTAGAGATACCCGCTGACAAATGCGTAACCTTCACCGGCTGGTCACCGACCCCCGGCAACTCATGGAGCGTCATCGACACCCTCCGCATGGTGCTCGAGGAAAACTACCACAGCCACCGGTACAGGATTCAGCTCTGGCGCCGCAGCGGACGAGCCGGCACGTACATCAGCCGCCCGACCTCTGCCCCAGAATGGGACAACAACGCGCGCAGGCGATTCTACGCAATGTTCGAGGACTTCACCGGAGACCACGGCGCGCGCGCAGGCTCAACTCCTCTGCTAGAAGACGGCATGGAAATCAAATCCACGACCTTCAAATCGGCAGACGAACAGTGGGCAGAGTCAATCACCCTCAGCCTGCACACCGTGGCTCAGGTGTTCCAGATCCCCGCAGGGCTCCTCGGCGCAACCGACGGACTCAGCTACGCCAACATGCGAGAAATGAACCGAGCAATCTTTAGCGGCACGCTCGGTCCGCTCGTCCGCTCGATTGAAGACCGGCTGAACACCTTCGTCCTGCCGCAGCTTGGCATCGACCGGAAGAAGTACTTCGTCGAATTCAACGTCCAGGAAATGCTCCGCGGCTCCATCGAAGACCAGGCGAACATCTTCTCCACCTCAACCGGCGGCCCCTGGATGACCCGAAACGAAGCACGACGGATCAACAACCTACCCCCCGTACCCGGCGGAGACGAACTCATCACCCCCCTCAACGTCATCGTCGGCGGACAAACCTCGCCGCAAGACGGAGGCTCCGCGTACCAAGGCGGAGGAAAAGCCGCAGAGCTTATCCGAGACAACCTAGAACGCGCCGAGCGAATCCACCAGGCACGAGGCAAGACCCCCATCAGCCGCCTCGAGAAGGAGCTCGCTGACGACCTCAAAAAGCACTCAGCAGCACCAGACCCCGCCGGTACCGCCCGCAACATCTACCAGCAGGTAGAGGCCCGCGGCGCTCCTCCGTACACAGACATTCAGGAAGAGACCAATGACAATCCACTATAAGGACGCCGCCCCCGGCGCTGTCTCCATCATCGAGGAATCAGAAGAGCGCAAGGGCATCTTCACCGGCTATGCCGCGGTCTTCGGCAATATCGACTCCGTCGGCGACCGAGTCATGCCGGGTGCCTTCGCAGAAACCCTCGCCAACGACTACCGAGCAGGCGGCGCAGGTATCCCATGCTACTGGGGACACCGCCTCGACGACCCCGAAATGGTTATCGGCGAAACTCTCGCCGCCGTCGAAGACGAACGAGGTCTCAAGGTCACCGTCCAGCTCGACCTCGAGAACCCCAAGGCCGCAAAAGCCTACGAGCTCATCCGCAGGAAGCTCGTTAACCAGATGTCATTCGCATACGTCATCGAAGACTGCACCGAAAACGCAGACGACAAGTGCACTGACCTGACCAAGCTCCGGCTCTTCGAGGTTTCCCTCGTCCAGATCGGAGCAAACACCGAAACCGAACTTACTGACATCAAGGCGTTCAAAGCCGGCCGCAAGATTTCCTCCTCAAACCTGGAAACCCTAAAGCGAGCCGTCGAACTCCTCGAATCAGTGATTGACGACGCCGAACCCGACGTCGAGAGTAGCGGCAAGGACCACCCAAAGCCCAATCCCGAGGAGCCGGAAACGGCCAAGGGAAAGGAGGCCCCGGCTGACACACCGCGCACGCTCACGGCAGACGAACTAGCAGAGTACAAAGCATATTTCGCATAGAAAGGAGCCACCATGGCATCCATCAATGATCAGCTCGCATCCGTCAAGGCAGAAGCAGAAGAGCTGCTTGCCGCTGCCGCAAAGGGTGGAGCTGTAAACCGCGCCCGCCTCGAGGAACTCCGCCACGACATGGAGAACCTGAAGGCAGACCAGGACGCAGTCGCAGAAACCAACGCACTACTGAAGGCACTGGGCACCCCGCAGCCTGAGCCCCAGCCCGAACCCGCCGCTGAAAAGGGCTCCGTCAGCTTCGGCCGAGAGGTCGTCACCGCGCTCGCAAAGACCGGTGCCCTAGGCATGCTCAGCGCATCCCGCAAGGCAACCGCTGAGTTCATCAGCTCCAAGGCCGCCGGCGATGCCGTGACCACCACCAGCGCGGCTACCGGCACCGGCCTGCAGACCCTGCTGACCGACGTTGACAAGAACATCATCCCCGCGTACGTAGAGGGTCCGAGTATTGGTGCGTGGTTGTCCTCGGGCACCATCGACGGCAACTCCATTACCTTCTTCACCGGAAACGAATGGACTGCTGCATCTGGCCGCCCCGGCGGCGCGGCAGAGAACACGAAGCGTTCAGGTGTAACCCCGCCCCCGCTGACCTCTGTCAACATCTCGCTGAAGAATATTGCCGGCTGGCACATGATCACGAAGGAAATGGCAGAAGACCTGTCCTTCCTCGCCTCCGAAATCAACACCAACCTGCTCCAGCAGCTGGTTCGCGTGGAAGAGGAGCAGTTCCTCAGCGGTACCGGCACCGGCAACGACCTGACTGGCATCTTGACCACTGCAGGCATCCAGAGCGAGACCGCTGCGACTGCCGCAGACAACTTCGACGCAATTCTGCGCGCGCAGACCAAGATGCTCAAGGCAACAGGCCTGCGTGCAGACGGCCTGGTTATCCACCCCGACGACTACACCAAGCTCCGCCTGGTAAAGGACGGCAACGGCCAGTACCTGGGCGGCGGCGCTTTTACCGGTGCATACGGCGTTGGCGGCGTCCTCGTGGACCCGCCGATTTGGGGTATCCCCGTCATCCAGACCAACGCCATCCCCGCCGGCACCGCCCTCATCGGCCACAGCTCCGCAGCAACCGCATACCGCAAGGGCGGCCTGCGCGTTGCCGCGTCGAACGACGTCAACGACGATTTCCTCTACGGCCGCTTCCGCGTGCTGGCAGAGGAGCGCGTCGCCCTGGCAGTCAAGGCACCGAAGGCATTTGTCAAGATCACCCTGAAGTAAACACCTCATAGGAAAGGGGGAAATATGCCGCAGTACCCGTCCATCAGCGCCCAGCCGGTCTCTCCCCGAGAAGCCGCTGAGGCCGCAGTCCGAGCCTGGTGCGGGTGGCATGTTTCCCCCGTTATCGAGGAAAAACTGACGCTCGATGGCAACGGTACCAGCCGTTTTCCCCTCCCCTCGAACATGGTGCATGCCGTCAACGAACTGCTCGTTGACGGCATGCCCGTCGAGGGGTTCGCCTTCTCCCGAGACGGATGGATTCAGCTCCCCGCAGGGTGCATCACCCCGCGCCGCCCTGGCTGCATCACCGCCGTCATCACCCACGGCTGGGATTCCGTCCCAGACGTCCAGAAGGTTATCGCCGATTTCACCGCCCGCGCAGCAATGGGCGCTCCTGGCTCGATCGCCTCCCAGCGCGCCGGCACGCAGTATGTTGCATATGCGACGCATAACGGCGAGGCCACCGGCGGCGGCTTGCTCTCGACAGAGAAGGCTTTGCTCGAGAAATACAAGCTGAGGCAGGTCCCCTAAATGTTTGGCTTAGCAGCACACCCCACCGTCGCGCAGCTAACCCGCCGAGTAGGCACAGAATATGACGCACGCGGGTTCAAAAAGCCAGCGGAGAAGCAGGAGCAGATAGAGGTCTTCCTCGACGCCCCATCCACCGCCGAGCCAACCACCGGGGGCACCTCCGAGACCGACATCTACACGCAGACTCTCTACACAGCGCCTGGAACATCAATCAGCGCCAAGGACAAAATCACTATCAACGGCACCACGTACCAGGTAGTAGGAGTCTCTCCGCCCATCACCAACTTTTTCACCGGCACGACGTTTTATACCGAGGTCAAGATTCGAAAGGTAACCACGTGAGCGCAAAGAACAAGCTGACCATCAACCACGAGGCTATCAAGGCCTTGAGCAAATCCCCCGCAGTAGTCGCAGACCTCGAACGGCGCGCAAAGAAAATTGCCTCTGCCGCCGGCGGTGAAGCAATCGGCTACAAGGTCACCCACCTCGCACTCGAAGACCCCCGCGGCGCAGTCTCCGTCATGGCCACCGGCCACGCCGCCCGCCACAACCGAAAACACAACTCTCTCGTGAGGAACCTCGATGCCGGCCGCTAACAGCACCATCTGGGACTTCGAAGGGCTGGTCACCACCACGTACATGTACCTCGTCTCGAGATACAACGACCTCCCCATCTACCGTGACGAACCCCCCGCAGACTGGGACGGACTCACCGGCTGCGTCATCATCAAGGACGGCGGCGGCAACCAGCTCACCGCCGACCAGCTCCTCACCGGCCGCGTCACCCTCGACATCAGGCACCCAGACCCAGCAATCGCAGAAACATCTGCACGCACAGTCTCAACCCTCATCCGCGAATGGGATTACCTCCCCGACCCAGTCTGGGTCACCTCCGCAGGCATCCCCACCTACGATCCCATCGACGACCCCGCCAGCGCGGCATGGACATTCACCGCAGCACTAACGGTGAAATCAACAACCACCCGCGCAACCGCGCCCACTCAGAAGGAGTAACCAATGGCAGAACCCGCATACCTGACCGAAACGTTCGTTCCTAAGCCGGAAAAGATTACCGGCGGCATCCTCTATGCCCCCGCCGGCACCGTAGTCCCCACCAACGCGAAGGACAAGCTCAACGACGCCTTCACCGAACTCGGCTACGTCTCCGCAGACGGCGTGAAGATCAGCAAGGACTCATCCGACGACGGCGTCGACGCATGGGGCGGCGTCGAAATCCGCAAGATCCGCACCAAGTTCAGCGAATCCCTCTCCTTCAAGCTCTACTCGACCGTCTCCCCCGACGTGCTCAAGGCAGTCCTCGGCGCCGACAACGTCATCGTCAACGGCACCGACATCACCGTCAAGCACAACGCCGACATCGCCCCCCTGCAGACCTTCGTCCTCAACACGATCGACCCGGCAACCAAGGTCCGCAAGCGCTATGTCGTCCCCGAAGGCCAGATTCTCGTCACCGGCGACACCACCGTCAGCCACTCCGAGATGACCGCCCTCGATGTCGAAGTCGGCGCAAAGGCAGACGCCACCGGCACCGGCATCTACGAGCTCATCGACGTCTCTGGTCTGAGCGCCCGCCCCGCCGCAGCAGTAGCAGTCGTCGGCGGCTAAACCCACACCCCTACAAAGCACCTGCGCGCCGTGACAGTGACTCCCACGGCGCGCAGGACAACCACGGAGTCACACCAAACAAAAGGAGTCACACATGGCCACCAAGAAGAAGCACACCCGCAAAAGCGAAAAGCTCTACCGCTCCCTCACCTTCGAATCCTCCATCTTCGACGGAGAATTCACCCTCCCCGACATGAAGCAGGCCCCCAACCACGTCATCGCCGCAATGGAACGCCTGGACCTCGACACCCTCATCGAATGGTGCATCAGCGCAGGCGCTGCCAAGGAAGACACCGAAATCTTCTGGGAAATGGACACCGAAGAAACCCGAACCTTCATCGAAGAATGGTCCCACGGCACCGTGGGAAAATTCTAGCCGCCCTCGACCTTTACCGCCGCCACGAATCAGCGGTACGCGCTCGCCTGCTGGAGCTCAACCTCAATTGGGACGCCAGCAGGCGAGGCAAAAGCAACTGGGCAAACATCGTCGCCGCACTAGAGACCGCGCCCTGGGATTCAGCGCTCCGCCAGGCGGAGCTTCCTGACTCGTGGCAGTGGGGAAATCCTCTCTATGAACCGACGTTGACCAGTATGGAGGCGCTTGTCGCCGCCAATATTCAGCGGAGCGGTGACAAGGCCGCCGCTAACAGGTTCAAGCGTATCCCACGCCCAGGCGACCCGGCAGAGCAGAAGCTGGCCACCGCAGTAACCACCATCGAAGAGCTAAATGCGTTGTTTGACAATTAAATAGGAGGGCACATGGCGGCCGTTGAACTTGCCACAGGGTATGTTACCTTGGCAGCTGAGACCCGCACTCTGACCCGGCAGATTGCTGAGGCGTTCAAGGGTGCTGGAGACCACGGTGCCCGAGCAGGACGCGAAATCGGCTCGTCCATGGCGAAAGCCTTTAAAGAGGCAAACCCCATCGACATGGATTCAATCCGTGCGAAGGTAGATAACGCTGAGAAGGCTATGGCGCAGTCTGCGGCACAGGCCGCTAGTAAGCGTGCTGCGGCGGCCGCCAGCATTGAGCAGGCACAGGCGAAGCTCCTTGCCGCGCAGAGCCGAGTGGAGGCGCAGACTCTCAAGGTCCAGCGTGCTGAAGAGGCTTTGGTATCTGCGCGAAAGAGTGGAAACTCTGACGCAGTGCTAGCGGCTGAATCCCGTCTCGCATCAGCTCGCTCCCAGCTGCACAGTGCCAGTGCATCACTCACTGGCGCAGAACAGGGCGTAGCTGGCGCGCGTGCTCGATACACCGATATCTCCAGGAAGGCAGTCGCCCAGACGACTGCGTATGCGCAAGCTCTCAAGAGCGCAAAGGGTGACCTGCACCAGGCAGAATCTGCCACCGCATCGCTGGGGCATGAGACTGAGCGCGCCACTGGAAAATTCGGGCGGTTGAAGTCTGGGTTCAAGTCCGCCATGGCGGACTTCAAGGCTGACGCGACGAAGAACCTGCGAGGCGCGTTCAACGGAGTCGAGGCAGAGGCAGAAGCCGCTGGACGAGCATCCAGCGGCAAATTCAAAAGTGCATTTACTGGCGCGCTGACTGCCGCCGGCGGCCTCTTTGCCGGTGTACAGCTCTTCGATTTCGGTAAAGACGCAGTCCTCAAAGCTGGCGATATTGAGCAGTCAATCGGCGCCGTCGATGCCGTCTTCAAGGGCTCCGCCGAACGCATGCATGCGTACGCCGCCACTGCGAGCTCAACTGTGGGCATCTCAACCAATGCCTACAACGAGCTAGCAGCAAAGCTCGGCGCTTCGTTGAAAAATGGAGGCACCAGCATTGACGAGCTCGGAGAGAAAACGAATGGCTTGATCCAGCTCGGCGCTGACCTTTCCAGCCTCTACGGCGGTAGCACGCAAGAGGCGATTGATGCGATCTCTGCAGCTTTGCGCGGCGAGATGGACCCGATTGAACGCTACGGCATTTCGCTTAACGACGCCGCGCTGACAGCTAAGGGCCTAGAACTTGGCATCAAGAAGGTCGGCGGCTCATTCTCCACCCAGGAGAAACAACTCATCACCCAGGCTCTCCTCTTCGAACAGTCAACCGACGCGCAGGGTAATTTCTCGCGCGAGTCTGACACCTTCGCCCACAAAATGCAGGTTGCGTCCGCCCGCATGGAAGACATGAAGACCAAGATTGGCTCTGCGCTACTACCCACAGTCGTGAACCTCATGGACGCTTTCGGGGAGAAGCTCAACCCCGTGCTCACCGAGGTTGGTGGCGGCTTCAAGGCTTTCGGTGCCGCGTGGGAGAAATTTGACGGTGACGTGACCTCCGCAGGGTTCCCCGGTTTCATGGAGGTTGCAGCCTTCGCAATCAGGGGTTTCTACGAATCCGTCAAGCAATGGGTGGTCGACAATATCATCCCTGTCTTCCGAGACGTGCTCATCCCCACCTTGCAGAACGCCGGTGCAGGAATCGCTGAGTTCTTCAGGGGACTTTTTGCAGTCCCCGGCGGTGAGCCAGGCGCTGTCTCCATCATGCGGTCGATTGGTGATGCTGTCCGTAATACCTTCACCTTTATCAAGGACACCGCCTCATGGTGGGGACCTTTCGCCGCAGGTATCGGAATTGTCGTCACTGCGTACAACGGGTGGCAGAAGGCAACCATGCTGGTTGCGGCCGCTCATGCTTTCCTTGAGAAGGCTTCTAATGCGGCGACGAAGACAAACGTTATCCTTGCCGTCGTCGGTCTGATTGTGGGTGGGCTAATCCTCGCCTATGAGAAGGTCGGCTGGTTCAGAGATTTCGTAGACGGGGCGATCCAAGCTGTAGGGTCCGCCTTTACTTGGCTGTACGAGAATGCAATCCGCCCCGTCTGGGACGGTATCAGCCAGGCTGTTGGCGGGTTCAT